AAATCAACCGTTTAAGACCATCTGCAAACTGAAGTATATTCATATCTCCTAATGCAAAGAAATTGCTTCGGTCAATAATGAACCCCTCTTGTTTGGCACGTTCGTGGATAAGATTATCTTCTCCTCCCCACGCCCAATAATTCGGAAATCCATTGATTCTCTCAAAATCTGCTCCACGAACGGAAAATATGCCGCCAAGTGCGAATTGAAAACCATAAAAGTGTTTGATGACGCCAAAATTTGTATGATAGTTCAATATATTTTTATTATAAGGTAAGGTATCAATATCATTGAAAATAAATATAATATTTTTATAATCATTTGGATATGCATTTTTTAATGCTAAAAATCCGATATTTTTCATTCCACCGCGATTGAATGGACGTTTATCATTTTGATGAACAAAAAAGAATGTCCAATCTTCTGGCGGAACATCCTCCATAATTTTATAAATATACGTGCTGAAAAATACACGATGTGGTTCACGGTCGCGATATGGAACGATAAATACGTATTTGGGAACGGTGACCGTGACAGAAACCGGCGCGTGTGATTGTTCCATTATTGTAATATGATAAACAGTATAATATCATACTATAAGAAAAAAGTGATATAATTACGATGGTGATTTATGATTAGAATTATATTTGTATTCAAGAAGACGATGGCGCGTATTTCGCCAATATCATTTTCGGAATGAGTTTTTCGCGCATATCGTATAATTTCTTGTAACATTTGTTGATGGTGACTTCACTCATATCACTGATGCGATTGACGTCCTTTTTCGTTATTGGAAGATGACACATACACGCAACGAAATAGATAATCCCGGATGCAATGCTATGTGGTGTATTCTCTGGAATAAGGTTCTGTTTCTCAATAATAACTGCAATAAATTGACACAACTTCGTGAGTTCATCATTGATGGAAAGCCGACTACAATATCTCTCAATAAACGCTTCTGGTTTCGTCTTACAGAAGTTCGTTTTCTCTGAGTTGTCTAAATTAGATTCAAGTTCATTGATAATACTCACGGCATTCTTACAACCTTTCGTTGCGCTTGTATTATCAAGATTGAAAATGGTCGCAATTTCTTTTGGAGTGCGCGGACAGTTATGAATTTTACACGCAATATAAATGGACGCGCTGACAACTCCATCACGATTTAAACTTCGGAATGTTTTATGCTCGGATATGCGTTTATGAACGCGGAGTGCCTCGTCAATAATCATTTTAGAAATTCCCTTATTCTGTGCGAAAATAGTGATTTTCTGAAACATATCATATTGTGCCTTTTCGCGATAAGGCATTGATTGCCATTCGGTATAACGCCGGATTTTCATCATATCTTGAGAATATGAACCACCCTCGCACATCACTTTACAACCATAGGATGACTCTTTGAGTAGTGGATTGACGGGCATACCGCATCGTGTCGGGTCGTTGTTTTGATTATCATCGGCGCCATAATATCGCCATTCAGCGCTTTGGTCGAGAGATTCATCTTTATACAGAATACTGCACGCTGGATTCTTACACGTGAGAAATCCGTCATCAGTGAGAACAACTTCGCTCGCGCATACTTCACATTTTTCTCGGATGCCAGATTTACGATAAAGACATTCCACATTCATACTCGGTTTGATAAAGAGTGCAGATAACTTTTTTGTGGTAGATGATGACGACGGTGCATGCGGTGCTGCTGCAGGCGTGGCCGTGTCGTCGGCAGTAGCAGTAGCGGCAGCAGCCGCAGAAGCAAATGAAGATGTTGTTTGTTTGGGTGAATATGTAACGGTTTCTGGAATATTATATTCACAATCAGAAGATGCCGAAATATTATATTCTTCAAGCAACTCTGGAGTAAAGTCTTGTTCTATTTTATCCCATAAATTTTTCTCGTTTAAGTAACGTTTATTTCGCTTGGTTTCATTGACCTTTGTGTGTGTATACGTAGATGAATAATTATAGTAGTGTCGTGTGGTGTTGAACGACGACGATGACGACGATGACGACGACGACGACGATGACGACGACGACGACGACGATGATGTAAATGATTGTGGTTGTGCAATAGAACTAGTAGGTATAAACAATCCGTGGCATTGATTTAAATTGGAAGTCATTGAATCTATATGTGCGCAGGATGTTTATCCACTCTTTAAATAAAGTATTAATTTATAACTTTATATCAATTTTATCTGATATTACGCGTCTATTGCGCTACCACTATTATCTATGGATATAACAAGTATATTCATTTCGTAAATATGGGTAACAAATTTGCTTCAGCTTCTAATCCGAGTATGGATGAAACCCGAAATATGGCGCTCCGATTAGATTTATATGCCCAGCGTATTATTCTGAAAGAAGTTAAATTTAATTCAACACTTGGAGATAGTGGTAAATGCGAAAGGTTGATTATTATTACAAGTGAAGTATTGAACCGTCTTCCTTTTCGGTTGATATCTTATATGGACCGACGTCATAAATTGTTTTCTGAACGTTATGAACCGATTAATGCGATGGACCGTGCATTACTTATCAATACAAATTCCGAAATTTTGAAAGAGAGTAAATTAGATGAACAAAATGTATTTAGAAAAAGGCAAATGTGTGTAGGTATTGCACGGTTTTACGTCCAAATTGGGAATCTATTTAACGCGATAATGTCTACCATGCGGCCATATAATTACGAATATATACAAAAAAATATGCCCGATAATTTTTATGATATGCTGACATTTGGATTACTGGATGGACCTGAAGCGCGAAATAAGGATAAATCCAAATATGATACATACAATATGGCTGGATTTACAAGAAGGCAAAATGATGTAAAAACGAAGATGGCGCGGTTATTGAAAATCGGTGAAAGTGATATGAAAATAACACCTGGCAGTGGAATATGTTCTATCAAAAATGATATAGAAAATATTAAAATAACGCCAATGACATCAACAACTACTGCATCTACTATCACTCAGAATAAGATCAAGCCGTCTATTTTTGCAATGTTGGAAGAATTGTATTTTGATATTTTCCACGAAATATCAAGTTCAAACAAAAGTCCGCAATTTATTGCGATGAGTGAGGAAATGAAAAATAAAATATACCGGCGAGATGTTATGGAATTATACCGAATTGTTACTGGTGGAAAAGAACCAGGTGACGATATCAAAACATTTGCAGATGTGTCGCGATATATTAATGATAATAATAAAATAAATGAATGGTGTGAATCCAATAAACAATTAGAGATTTCGGTGAATAATAATATGCGTTATAATCCTATTTTCGTTAAATACATAAAGCATATTCAAAATATGAATTATACTATATCAAAACAGCGGAAGGCTATTGTAAAATTATTAGACCGTGTATTTGTTATTATGAATAAAAGCGATGATGTATTGCGCGAGATAGAAGAAAATCTGGATAAGGGTGAAGTGAAGCGATATATTGGATTTGAGCAAGACGACCAATATTCGCGCGACTTTTTCCGCCTGAATCTGAAATATGATTTTTTCATTAACCCAAATTTAACTGACGCCGACTTACAGGGGATTACCAATGAAGCACGAACGCGAATTGTGAAATTATATGCAGATAGTTATAAAAATTTCATCAATGGTTTTGAGATTCTTCAAGAATTACAGGAAAATTTGGGATTGGAGATTTTGGCTAAAAAAAAAGAACTTGCGATAAAACAAAGTGAAAATCTTGCAGCAACAACGAGTGCGAGTAGTCTAGCAATTTCTAGTGACAAAAATAAAGACTTTGATTTTGATAATATTGAGTCGTTTCAACAAGAAAAAGAATTATCGGAAAGGATATACAATGAGATTAGTAAAAAAGATGGCATCCTTGCAAAACAATATCAGAAAAAATACGAAGAAATAGTTAAAATTGTAAATAATAATATTGGAAATGACAAATTAGTTGGCCAGTTATGGGATACATTACGTTATTTAAATAGACACGCAATTTCGGATATAATAAAAGGAAATATAACAATTAATGATAGAGTAAGGGCTAGAATTAGTTCAAGGTTTGATACAATCGTGATAAAGGACCCAACAAAAGAACAACAACCAAGAATGGAAGTTGCCGTAGTGTAATGATATAGTATTTATTACTGTAACCTGTTTTCCAATTTTTGAAAATATTCTTGATTGTATATTAGATTTCCAGTGGGACGATAGGAATCTGTCGGCTTATATTCCTTTCTGTCGTTGGCGCCGCCACCACCACCACCAGCCGGTCCTGATGCATCGCCACCACCGCCACGTTGGTTATATAATAACGAGTTTGCGTCTTCGGGACTGTGCGAATTGCCATTACCACCACCACCACCACCATTGGTTTCACTTGGATTGTATTTTATGACCTTCCCTTCTTCGTCATATAATATTGGACGTCCATATTCGTCAATCGCAGTTCCCGTCTTTTTCTTAAATTCAGTGCGGACATAATTCGGAACATAATGAAGCCACGAAATAAGGAGTAGATTGGGGTGTGTATAACGCACCATAAACTTATTCTCCTGTAATTTATCTACAATATACGCGATACATCCAGCGTGGTCGTAATTTGCAACACCAAGAATTATTTCCGGAACGACAAACCAGCAGAAATGTTGGCCACATTTTTGACGAGACGTTAATTTGATTTTCTCGTGAATTCGTCGGAGTATCTTATTGAATGTATAAAGTTTATTCTTGTCCTGTTCTTGTTTTTTTTCATATAATTCGTCTAAATTTAGTTTTTCCACATTTTCCACATTATCTCCTGCGAACTTAAATAAATCGTCCATAAATTATATTTTTCGTATGTATGTAGACAATAAAGAAAATAATAGTCCTGAACTATAACTCAAATGATAATAAACAGATTTTATATAAAAGAAATATAATCGTTTTTATTATCAAGAATGGAGAGTGAACCTAATAATACGATTAAACATCTTGTTGTTTCATCTGGCGGTCCTGCCGGACATATCATGTATAGTGTTCTTCGGACACTGAATTTGAAAGGAATATGGGATATAAATAATATCAAGTCTATCTATGGTTCTTCCATCGGGACATTTATTGCGATTATTATTGCATTACGATATGATTGGAATATTATGGATGATTATTTAATTAAGCGCCCGTGGGAAAAAATATTTTCGTCGTCGTCGGCATGTGAACCATTATCTAATGAACATATGTCGCCAGCTGCATCATCGTCGGGTGGAGGAGGCACATTATATGAAACAAAACAAAAATTTGACTATATATACAAGTTATACAGGAGTCACGGGTTATATGGATTGAAAGAATTTACGGAAATGTTGCGTCCAGCACTTCAAGGGAAAGATTTTCGTGTAGACGTTACATTCCAGGAGTTTTATGAGAGAACGGGTATAGAGCTTCACTTCATTGTAACAGAGCTAAATAAATTTCAAATTGTAGATTTTAGTCATAAAACACATCCGACCCAATCTGTCGTTGAGGCTTGCTATATGAGTTGTTGCTATCCATTTGGATTTACACCTATCTATCGTGATAATTGTTGTTATATTGACGGCGGAATCATTAATGATTATCCAATAAATGAATGTATCCAAGAGCAAAAATGTAAACCTATAGAAATATTAGGTGTGAAAATGATGTGGGAGAGAAAGCCAGCGAATTTGACTGAAAAATCGTCTGTGGTTCAATTTATATCTACATTTTTTAATCAAATCAAGGGAAATTTATTTGATAATCGTCCAACAAAATCAATACCAAACGAAGTTGTTTGTATATCAAAAGTATTTGCATTGCAGGATTGGATGAATTGGATGAAAAATGAGAATTATCGCCGCGAACTGGTATTGCGCGGGGAAACGTTTGCAAACGTGTTTTTGTCGTATCTGCGTAATTTCACGGGATTTTCGTCGTTGGTTGGAGGCGCTTCTGAGGAAATCGGGAATGCATCTAAAGTGCCAACTGTAAATACAGCGACATCATTGACATCCACATTATTAGAACAAGAAGCTAATAAAGAAGAAGTTGAAATACAGAATACATCTAAAGATGAAGATGAGACATATTCTATTACGAATAATGAAGAAGATATAACAATGGTATAGCGAAATAACGCGAAATGAAAATGGAGCCGGTGATGAGATTTTATTTGGTCAAAACTGTATTGAGAAACTCTATAATTTTATCCTTTTCCGGCTTGGCATCATATTCAATAACTTGACCATCCTTTACTAACTTAATTGTAGGATATCCTTCAATCTTGAACTTATCGGCCAAATCAGGCTCAGCCTCACAGTCCACCGTCTTAAATGTCACGGTGTATCCGTTCACTTGGCGACCATTAATTTCCTTTTCCACCTCATCAAAAACAGGTTTTGCAGTTTTACAATGCGGGCACCAATCTACTTTGAATAAAAATAACTGAGCGACTTTATCATCATTTGCACCGATACCGTCAGGTGCAGGAGTGGTTCCGTGCGCGCCACTGAAAAACTTATTCAATCCAGGAATCATATCATTTTTAATAATGTAATAAACTATACCTGCAATTGCGGCAATCACAATAAGAACAATTGCAATATTCTTAGAATTGCCAGAAATTGCAGAAGTAACAGATGATAATTCAACCATTATTTTTTATTATTAATTTATTATATTATGGTAAGTTTATTATAATATAGTAAGTTTATTATAGAGTTTAAACGCGAACAATAATATAAAAACGATATGAAACGAATTCACTATGATTATATACGGATCTATAAACGATGATTTTTCGCGATAAAAAAACGGGGGATTTACTAAATATTCGCAGGGACGAATTCAATAATGACCGACTTTACTTTCAGGAAATTATTCGGATAAACGGTGGCGCAGATATTGTAATACCGCGATATCCTCGTCCATACGATGAAGTTATAAACGAATGACCACTATACCTAAAACTATAATAAGGAGGACAAACCCCATTGTGATGAAAAAGTTTAATTTCAATTCAGGGAATAAATCTGTGTCAAGAATTCCTGTTGTATCCATAATCGGCTTTACAGCGTTGAATAAAATAGCAGACGTGATGACGAGGAGACCAATTACGATGAGTTTCATTATCCACGAAGAGAATGACCCAGAAGATACAGCAAATGGACTGACGAAAAATATAATTACGAAAAACAGAGATATACCTAAAATCACGCAGGAATACTTTGTCTTTTCACTATATTGCACGATATAATTCGTAGGGTCTTCAATGAGGGACATACTAAAGAATATACAATAGAATATGATGAAGAAATATAATAATTCTATATTATAAATACGTTCGTTTATTATATTGGATGTCAAATACGCGAAAGCGAAAGTTCAGACGACCACGGAGTGTGGCAATGACATCATCATCATTATCATCATTCGGACAAGGCAATCAGACTGTATCACACCGCGCAAAAATGCTGAGCGGTGGCAGCGGTAATGCGTCAGCGGCATCAACCCTGGTACCGAAAAACCGGACAAAAAAGGTGAGAGCATTTACCAAGAAGGATTTTCACAGCGGCGACGGAATGCTTACGACGGTATGGGGACCAAGTATGTGGCATTTCTTACACACGATGAGTTTCAATTATCCGGTGACCCCAACCCAAGAACAGAAAAAGCATTATATGGATTTTATCTTGAATTTGAGAAATATACTTCCGTGTAAATATTGCCGAATGAATTTGACGAATAATTTAGCAACACGACCACTCCGGATGTGCCATATGGAGAGTCGCGATACATTTTCGCGTTTTATTTATGACCTTCACGAGACGGTGAATAAGCTACTGGGGAAGAACTCGGGACTGACCTACTGTGATGTGCGCGAGAGATATGAACATTTCCGTTCTCGTTGCACACAAGATGCGCCGAAAGTATTTGACTTTAAGGAGTTTTATCGGGGAAAGAATAATGGTGCGAAAGAGAAAGGGTGCACAGAACCTTTATATGGAAAAAAGGCGAAGTGCGTGATTTCAATTGTTCCACAAGAGGTGAAGGTGCCTACATTTAGTGTGGATGAACAGTGTATTAAGAAGAGGGGGGAGGTGGTAGCGGAAAAGGCGTAATTTTTATGTGATGTTAATATATATTGATTGGATAATAGTAACGATAATGAGTAAGAGAAGTAATTATGCGCAAGGAGGAAAAATATGTACAGGCGAAGAAGAAGACCAGCTACCAGAGTTGATTTCTATCATAAGTGAAGCAGCGGAAGCAGCAGCGAGAGCAGCAGGAGCAGCGGGAGCAGTGGGAGCAGCGGTAGAAGCGGGAGCAGCAGAAGCAGCGGTAGAAGCGGGAGCAGCGCCAGATTTTAGTCCATTAATAGAACTATTGAAAACATATAAAAACAGTGGTAAAACTCCGGGGTTGGTGGAAAATATCAAAAAGACAATAAGAGACCAAATATTAAAAAATGATGTGAAAGCACTAATATCACCCGTTTTAATATCATTGTTTGGTGGTCCTCCAACTACGGAACAGAATAGAAGAGAACACCTATTAGTATCTAATTGTATTTTGGATGCGTTAATGGAAGATTTCTCATTATTAGACTATGTCAAATTGGTGGGTAAAATGTATCTAAAATCATACTATGATGATAATATATTTCGTGTCGGAGTCGCAACTGCTTTTACTGTAAGTGGTATATATCTCGCGTGGAATAGTGGCATTGGAGCGATTGCTGGATTATCAAGAGATGGATGTATTTATCTAATGAGTGTGTTAGGCAATCTAGTGGAACTTGTAAATAATCAGGAATTATTAAATAATGCGTTGAATGCTATTTCTATTCCTCCAGATTATGCCAGTGAAATTACTATATTTATTCAACAATTAAGAGATAATATTGCACACCCATCTACCATAAAATTTATGATCGCTGCGGGAATGGTCGCATTAATGGAACGATTACATCCTGAATTTCGTCCACTTGATGGAATGAGGGCAGAAGCTGCTGCTGCTGCTGGTGCTGGTGCTGTTCCTGCTGTTCCTGCTGCTGCTGTTCCTCCTGCTCCTGCTGCTCCTGCTGCTGCTCCTGCTGCTGCTGGTGCTGGTGCTCCTGCTCCTGCTGCTACGAATCCATTACTTAATCAATTATTAGAACCACTTCGTCAAGGGGGTAATATAGCTGTAGAAACCTTCCATAAATATTTGTCAAGATTACTTAATTTGCTTCACAAAATTGCGTTTATAAGAGTAGGTGTAGTGGTGCCTGAACAAGATAGATATGCTGAGCGATTATCTGGTTATATATGTCGTCATATAGGTGATTACTTAACTCGTATTGAAAATCAGGCAGAAACAGCACACCAAATACCCGCCTCATATTTAAATGCCAAATTGACAATCGATGCACTTTTAGGTACTCCACAATTATTGAATATGACGGCATCTCAATCAAAATCACATATACTTAGATTAGCCAGCACTATCCGTAAGACTGTATTAGATTATTTAAAAAATGAAGAGCTTCTTGAGCGTATTTGTCCAATGTTTAGAAGTGCCCTGATAGAAGAGAATCTTAAGATATTAGAGATGGGTTCACAGCGTATTATGTTAGAAGAATATTTTTCGCAAAAAATAACTGACTCTCTACAGGGCCAAGCATCCCAAGATTCTATTTCAGCACGAGACGCTACATTAGATCCAGACATTGCAAAAATCATTGAACAGGGTCGTAACTTTTATCTTACCATAGATGAAAAAAATGAACAAAAACAAATTGATGAAGGGTTACTATCTAAAGCAGAATCATTATTTTGGAATGCACCCGGACGATTATATCATACATTTATGCGACTAGCAGAAACAGGAAAGGTATGTGGATTTGTTTCATTTTCTAAAGAATTGATTGAACGAGGCAAAGACCTATTTGATAAGGGGAGTCAACCTTCGCCGTCGCCTGCAAATAGACTACCGCAAGTAGTTGGAACGAACCCAGTTTCAGCACCATATATACCAATCGCAGAGATGTTCAATGACGCAACGAAATTTGTATTGAGTGACGAAAGTATATTGGAAACCGGAATTACAGAAGAAATTAAAAATAAAATATGTGAAAATTTTATAGAAGAATTCAACAAAAAACCTGAATATAAAAATTTAAATAATAATAAAAAATTAAGTAATAATGATGAAGCAAATGCGTTACTTAATAAAATGTATGATGCTTTTAAGTTTGACAAGTCACAACGTATGGGAAGGCCAGGAGGAGGAGTAGCGCAACCTGCTTTCTTAAACAAAAGGGCGATATTGTTTATAAATCCTGCTGCAACGAGCGGTGTAGCAGTAGAAGTTGTAGGCGGTTCCCCCACATTGGTTAGAACTCTTAGAGGATGCAACCCACCATCATTAACAAGTCAAGTGACAAGACCAGTTAAATCTATTTGGAAAATTGTGGAAACCGCCGCAAATGTTATTTGTAAAAAGTTAGAACCATCTGAAGGACCTGATAAAAAACAACAAAAATTAAGTCGAGAAGATGAAAACAAACAAAGAGAAGATTTAGAATGTAAAAAAGAAGAAGAAGATGCAGTAGTAGAAGTACTAGCAGATGCAGTAGTAGCAGATGCAATTTTAGATGGTATAGAAAAAGGAAGTGCTGTTGGAGTTGAAGGAAGTGCTGATCTAGATCAAGGAAGTGCTGATCTAGGTGAAGAAAGTGCTGAACTAGGTAAAGAAAGAGATGGCGGTTCTCGTCGTCGTCGTAAATCCCGCAAGAACGTGAAGAAAACTACCCGCCGCAATAAGAAAATCGTCCGTAAGTCGTCCAAAAATACCAAACAACATCGCGGTCGTTCTTCACGTCGTCACCGGTCGTCACGTAAAAGCCGCAAGTAACAAATTTTGATTTTTTCCTCCAGAAAAAATTGATGCTCCCGCGTCATTTTTTCCTCCAGAAAAAATTGATGCTCCCGCGTCATTTTTTCCTCCAGAAAAAATTGATGCTCCCGCGTCATTTTTTCCTCCAGAAAAAATTGATGCTCCCGCGTCATTTTTTCCTCCAGAAAAAATTGAAATCCTTTTTTTGATTTCATCTTATCTCACTGCTCCCGTCAGAGAAGAAGATGAACTCAAGAGATACTACTACTACAAAACAATACAGCCCTCTTCATATGGATGGATGGAAACACGAATGGAATGTAAGTGCCACATTCGGCTACGACGCACGGAACTCGGTCACCTCTCGGATCTCGGAATATTATCACGCAGAATCAACAAAAACCAAAAATCCAGCATTCCCTCGTCATCACGCGCTCATTCTGGCCGCACTCGGTTCTTCATCCAAATTCGTGTCGCGGGTTTTTCCGGCCACTATCGTGTGTGGATATGAACGCTCCCTCACCCTTCCCACTCAGCAGATGTTTACCACCACACTTGCATCAACATACCAAAAACACCACCTCGTCGCACTCGCCGGAATGACCGGCCTGCTTGTCACGCGTCTCTTGATGCTGACCCCCCAAATCAAAACACTCAAAACAAAGAAAAAAAACGCTGAAATCACCCAGCAATACATTCACTCGGCACTCGCCGCTGAGTATCTCCTTGGAAATCGTTATTTTCGCTGTGTTTCAGTGACGAATCCTTCTTTGGATAAAGAAAATCACCCCGTCGGTTTTCTGGAACGACACTTCAAATCAAACCTCACCGCCGCCGACATCACGCCCGATGCGATTCGCGAAACCCAACAGGAATTACACCATTTATACAACGCCAATATCGCCCGCTTGTCCTCAATGATTCAGCAATACAAGCGCGGGTTTGTGAGACGCGATACGATTCGCAAAGACCCAGAATTCGTGAAAATGATGACGGCTTTCTGGAGAATGGCTAGTCAGATCCTGAGAATGAAGGATGAATTTGAAGCCCAAACCGCAAATCCGAATCCTAATCCTCCTCCTCCTCCTGCGCAGCAGTTGTGTTTTCAGTCAAGACAAAACGCAATACGAATTACGTTGGTATCGTTAGTGGCAGAAACAGCGGTTCTCAATCCAGGTTTGTATGAATATGACGTCGCTCACATCTTTGACAACCGAAGAGGTTCTTATGCCAAATACATTCAAACTTCAAAAGCAACGTGGATTCGTCTTGCTGGAGAAGGTTCAAACACGTCATTCCTTGCATTCGCGGCAGTTGAGCCTACTATGGTAACGGAAAACTATGCACCAATAATCGGTGGCAACCCTGCGGAATATCACGGAGTGTCGTTGATGAGCTGCGCCAATTACATCAAGTCACGCGACCCCGTGTTTGGTGCGTTGAAAAAACAACATCAACACCATATGATGCGAACGGCTGATGCGGTGAATATGTCATTTGGTCAAGTTCATCCAGATGTTCCCGAATCACCCGCGAGAGGCATATGTCGTGACCGTTACCGATTTAAGCCAAGATATGCGCCATTTTATGAAATGGTGGAAGACGCACGAAGAAAGGAGACAATCATCGGAAATGTTGACTGGAAGAAATATGAAGAGAAATGCGAAAACAAAGGTAAAATCGTATCTGCGCGTAAGAGATTACAAGAATTCCGCCAACGCGTATGGCCACAAGTACATCTATGGAAAGGAGTCATTGACGAATACGACGACGACGACGACCACGACGACCACGACGACAAATATGACGAATACAATCACGACGACGATGACAATTTGGATTAAATGATGGTAAGGTAAGTAAAATAGTGGAAAAATAAGACTTCACATTGGAGTTAATTTTTTTTGAAAAAAATCTCTCATTCCACGGATTGGATTTTCCATCTATGGAAAAATTGAAATGTTTTTATTCTTTCTTTCTTATTCCATACAAAATAGAAGAAACACAGAACACGACAATGGCATACATCCGTAACCAAGATGAAAATGGAATGAACGAATATGACCGAATTACCAATGAATGGAACCGAAGCGCCGAAGTCCAACGCCACCGCATCC